CCAAGCCCTTCACGTGGACCAAGAGCGCCGAAGATATCCTCGCCCGCGAGCGCCGCGCGCTGAACAAACTCGATGAAATCAGGGGGAACAGGTAAGATATGTCAGACTCAGAACACTACCGCCTTGCGGCAGGCCTCTTTACGGCGGCGGAGGTCGGTGCGCCCCACAGGCGAGAACGGCTGTTCATCCTCGCCATCCGCGAGGGCGACGAGTTGGCCGACCCCGCACGCCTGCTCTGGGACCCGATCGAGTGGCGGGAACCGGACGGAGATGATGCGGCTGTGGCCGACGCCGCGCGCGAGTGCCAACGAGAACCGGCAGACGAAACCGACGCCGTCACAGGAAGCGGGCAAGCATGGGATGAACCTGGCAACGAGCGCCGCGATGTGGCCGACGCCGCAGACCGACAGCTTCCGGAGCCGGGGCGGAGACCGGAAACACGAGAAGGGTCTGGACGGTATGGCGCGCGACTGGCCGACGCCGATGGCGAACGACGGCTGCAAGCCGAGCGCGGGCAACCGCAGGACGGCCGATCTGACCCATGCCAGCCGTATGTGGATGACGCCGACGGCGCGCGATCACAAGGATGGCGCGACGACATTGGCGAACACGCCAGTCAATGGCCTGCTTGGCCGCGAGGTCCTGGTGACGCCGATGGCTGGGAGCGATACCTGCGATGTACGCCGGACCTTGAACCCGCTGTTCGTCGAGGCGCTGATGGGCTGGCCCACCGGGTGGACCGGCTTCGTCTCTGTGGCAACGGCGTGGTCCCCCTGGTTGCAGCGCATGCGCTGCGAACTCTCGCAGCTGAACTGCTGGCCGATGAATGACGGGGCGCCAGCATGACGCAATCGCGCGCCATGTCGCTGGTTGAAGCTGTGGCCAATGTCGTCGTGGGCTATGGGGTCGCGGTTGTCACCCAGATCCTTGTCTTCCCGATTTTCGGATTGCACACGACGCTGGTACAGAACCTTAAGATGGGCTTTGTGTTCACTGTGGTCAGCATCGGACGGTCCTACGTCCTGCGCCGGCTGTTCTGAACTTTGGCGTTGACGCAAAACGTGCCGCTTAGTATTCTTGGATCAGCGAAGACGATTTGGTCGTCTTGATCAAGCCAAAGGCTGGTCAGATCTGAAGGTTCATCCGTCAGGTTTCTCTTTCCGGCATGTGGAACCACGAAATCTCGGGTCTCGCGCGAGCAATAGCTTCCTGCCGGGGAGCGTCCACTTAGGACGTCGCGCATTCGCTTCTCATGAAGTCGAATGGAGTACCCGTGCCATGAAAGCACTGAAGAATCTGCGTCGTAAGAAAATGGCCGCACAGGGGGGCCGCTGCTTCTACTGCAGCCTGCCCATGTGGGATGAAGCCTTGGGTCACTGTCTGCCGGTAAATTGCAAGACGGGTGGATTGCCGAAAGCCCTCCAATGCACTGCCGAGCATCTCCATCCTCGTTCCGAGGGTGGTGCGAACACACCTGACAACATCGTTGCCGCCTGCTTCTTCTGCAACAACTCGCGTCACCGGCGGAAACGGCCACTGTCGCCTGAAGCGCATCGCGCCCATGTGCAGCAGCGCATGGCGGCCGGTCGATGGCTGGCGGCAAGATTTGGGGCGTCGATGCTTAGGGTCTAGACCAGCATCGTAGTCGCAAGGCCAAACCAAGAAATAGCGCCGCCCCGGGTGGGGCGGCGAACTTTGGCGGATGCTTTGATCTTAGGCAGCCGGAAGTCGATAGACGCGTCCGCGCCCTTCTACCTTTTCCGAGTTCACCTCAAGCCCGAGCTTCTTCTTCAGCGCTCCTGACATTGCGCCCCTAATCGTATGCGACCGCCAGCCCAAGGCTGCGACGATCTCATCGATGGTCGCGCCGCCGTCGGCACGGAGCATGGCGATCAGCTGCGCCTGTTTGGTACACTTGTGCTGGGTCGGAGGTGTCAGGTCTTGTTGCGGGGCGGGCACATCACCGTCGGCGTCGCCAAGCCCGAGCGTCGAATGGGCCAGTTGTGTGGCGCGCAGGGTCAGAGGACCCACGTCATCGTGCCGCCAGACCGTGTCGGGATCAGCGGCGACGATCTCCTCGATCAACCCGCGCTTCAGCAGGCTCTTGCAGACATTGCCCACAGCGCCGCCCTTAAGGCTGGCGGTCACAGGGAACACCATCCCGTCTTCCCGGGCGCAGGCGGTGGACAGAATGGCGGCTTGTGGGTCGGTGAGTTGGATCTGGGTCATGGCGTCTCCGGTTCACAGGCGACGCGACATGCGGTGCCTTCTACCGGGTGAAGCCCGCCGGTGGCGGGCTGACCTTGTGTCGGGGGCAAAAGATCACGTGGCGTGTTCGCCTTCCGTGAACGCGATGTCGGTGATCTGGCGCAGTAGGCCCGCATGATGATTGAGGGTTCCGACATGGCCCCAGTTGATCTCATCAGGGTGGGCGTCGAAATGGTCCGCGCTGAGGGTTGTCAGGCGCGCAAGCATCGCGTCGATCTCGACCTTGGCAGCGAGGAAGGCGTCGAGGGCTTTGGCATTGTCGGTCGCGCGGCGGGTCATCTTGGTGGCTCCGTGGTAAGTTGCATCGTCTTCGTGTGACAATCATCGCTCTGATGGACTGATTATCGTAGTCAATTCAGAGCAATAATATTGCTTTCCGATCAATTGCGGGGCCGGTGGCATCCACCCAGCCACCGGCCTGCCAGACGTAAAGGTGGCAAAACTCGCGGGTCGGATGCGGCAGGATTGGTGGCGCGCGGGGTGGATCGAAACAGTCCAGTTCATCAGCGCGCACCTGCCGGATTTCCTTTGCGGTGAGGATGTCCTCAGGCGTCCAAGGCGCCAGTGCGGGCAGCATGTGCGAAGGGTAGCCGTCAAAATGGACATAGATATGCGCCCATTCTTCGGGCCCAGTTTGAATGGCGATCTGCGCGCGTGTGCTCATGTTTCTGCTCTCCCTCAGATCAGGTGCAAGCTGGCCAGCACAGCGCTGGCAGCGGCAAGCTGGGTGGTCGGCAGGTCAATCTTGAGATGCGAGATCACGTCCGAGGCTTCGGCGATGATCCCGTCTTCGCGCAGCGCGGCCTCGATGGCCTCGGCGACGGCGTTCGGGCGCGAGCGGTCGAATTGTGCGGGAAGCGCTGCGTGGTCTATGCGGATGGTTGTAATTGCGGTCATGATTTGGTCTCCGATCCGGGGTGATTTCCTGATCCCAGAATCGCTCCTTCGCAGAGTGTAATCAACTCATTTCCAAGCAATATCATTGCTTTATGAAGGATACGGGGTGCGAGATGCAGGGGATGAGCGAGCGTCAGTATGCCGCCCATGTCGGCCTGTCGCGCGGTGCGATCCAGAAAGCCAAGGATACCGGGCGGCTGGTTCAGCACGCCGATGGATCGATTGACGCGGCTGCTTCCGATGCGCGGCGGGCTGCGATGACAGACCCCGCCAAGCAACGGGGCGAGGCAAAGAAAGCGCCACCACCCGCACCCAAGCTGAAGCCGGTGCCGGACGCAGCGCTTTCAACCGTCGGTGACACACTGCGCGAGGAAGGGTTGCCCGCCCCAGTCACTGGCGGCGGCACGACCTTTCTGCAGGCCAAGACTGCCAACGAGGTGCTGAAGGCGCAGGAGCGCAAGCTGAAGCTCGCGAAGCTGAAGGGCGAGCTGATCGACCGGGATCGCGCGGTGGGCCTGGTGTTCCGGCTGGCGCGGGAGGAACGCGACGCCTGGGTGACGTGGCCTGCGCGGGCGGCGGCACTTATGGCGTCAGAACTGGGGGTGATGATCGCGGATCATGGAAGTCTGGAGCCCGTCATGATGCAGAAGGTGCTGGAAGCCCATGTCCGTGCCCAACTCGACAGCCTCGCCGAGGTCCGCATCGACCTTCGCTGAGAACGATGGATTTGACGGTGCCGACCAACTGCTGCGGGCTTGGGGTCAGGGGATGCGGCCGGACGCCGATCTGACGGTGTCGGAATGGGCCGATACACACCGGATGCTGGGATCGCGGGCCAGCGCAGAGCCGGGGCGCTATCGCACAGCGCGCACGCCCTACATGCGCGAAATCATGGATGCGCTGTCACCCAGTTCGGCGGTCCAGCGCATCGTATTCATGAAGGCAGCACAGGTCGGCGCGACCGAGGCCGGGAACAACTGGATTGGCTTTGCGATCCACCAGGCACCGGGCCCGATGCTCGCGGTGCAGCCGACCGTGGAACTGGCCAAGCGCAATTCGCGCCAGCGAATTGATCCGCTGATCGAGGAAAGTCCGGAGTTGCGCGAACGGGTGAAACCGGCGCGCTCGCGCGATGCGGGCAACACGATGCTGTCGAAGGAATTCGCGGGCGGCATCCTGATCATGACCGGGGCGAACTCGGCGGTCGGGCTGCGCTCTACCCCGGCGCGCTACATCTTTCTGGACGAGGTCGATGCCTATCCGGCCTCGGCCGATGATGAGGGGGATCCAGTCAGCCTTGCTGAGGCGCGGTCCCTGACCTTCGCGCACCGGCGCAAGGTGTTTCTGGTCTCCACCCCGACGATCCGGGGGCTGAGCCGGATCGAGCGGGAATACGAGGCCAGCGATCAGCGCCGGTTCTTCGTGCCATGCCCGCATTGCAGCCAGTTCCAGTGGCTGAAGTTCGAGCGGCTGCGCTGGGAAAAAGGCCTGCCTGAGGCGGCAGCATACCATTGCGAGGGCTGCGAGCGGCCCATCGCAGAACATCACAAGACGGCGCTGCTGGAGGCGGGCGAGTGGCGGGCAACCGCTGTCGCCGCCGATCCCGGCACCGTCGGCTATCACCTTTCGGCGCTTTATTCGCCGATCGGCTGGCTCAGCTGGGAGCGGATCGTGCTGGCATGGGAGGCAGCACAAGGTTCGGATGAGGCAATCCGGGCCTTCAAGAACACCATCCTTGGCGAAACATGGGTGGAGACCGGCGAAGCGCCGGATTGGTCGCGGCTCTATGATCGCCGCGAAACATGGAAGCCGGGCATCGTGCCTGCGGGCGGGCTGTTCCTGACCGCGGGAGCCGACGTGCAGAAGGACCGGATCGAGGTTGACGTCTGGGCTTGGGGCCGCGGCGGAACAAGCTGGCTGGTCGATCACATCGTGATTGCGGGTGGCCCGGATCATCAGGGTGCGTGGGCAGAGCTGACAAAGCTTCTGGACCGAACGTGGGCCCATGAAAACGGGGCACAGTTGCGGCTGGCCAAGCTCGCCATCGACACCGGCTACGAGGCTCCGGCCGTCTATGGCTGGTCGCGGCGGCAGGGCGTGGCGCAGGTCGCACCGGTGAAAGGTGTCGAAGGGTTCAACCGGTCAAGCCCTGTGTCGGGGCCGACCTATGTCGATGTGACTGACGCGGGCAAACGCCTGCGCCGGGGCGCCCGGCTTTGGACGGTGGCGGTCTCCACCTTCAAGGCGGAGACCTATCGCCATCTCGGTCTGCCGCGCCCGACGAAGGAAGAACTGGCCGAGGGGGCAACGCATCCGCCCGGCACCGTGCATCTCCCCGACTGGGTAGAAAGCGAATGGCTGAAGCAGCTGGTGGCCGAGGAACTGGTGACCGTGCGCACCAAACGTGGCTTTGCTCGGCTGGAATGGCAAAAGCTGCGCGAACGCAACGAGGCGCTGGACTGCCGGGTCTATGCCCGCGCTGCTGCCTGGATCGTCGGGGCTGACCGCTGGTCCGAGGCGCGTTGGGTCGATCTCGAGGCGCAAGTGGGAGGGGATGGCAAGATCGAAGGGGGAGGTGAAATAGCCGCAGCCGGATCCATTCGTGCGGTGCGAAGTCCCGCACGGCGCAGGTCCGTGGCGTCGAATTACATGCGGTGATCAGCCTGGGTCTGATGCTGCTTCATTGCAGGCAGCATTTCTTGAACTTCTTGCCGCTGCCGCACAGACAGGGGTCGTTGCGCCCGACCTTTGGCGCCGCGTGTTCGAAGGTGTCGCTGAAGAGGTGTGACAGCGAGCTTTCCGAAGCCTGCGTCGTTGCCTTGTTCTCCAGTAACTTGTCGGAGAAGCAGTGCCAGCGCGACAGTTCTTCGATGGCGCTTTCGATCATGCGGGTGTTTCGGCTGATGTGGAACCAGGGCGACTCGCCTGCCTCCACCGCTTTGCGCAACTGCGCCTGAAAAAACGAGAAATCTGCCTCGTCGGGTGATATCCACTCCCGTTCAAATGCCTCCTGGACCTGTGGCTCCAGGTGCACGAGCCCCAAGTCGGCGACGGCAAAGGCCCACGAGCCACAGAGGGTTTGCGGCTTGTCGAAATCGGCCGATGGAAAGCGCTCAAGGTAATCGACGACATCTGGGCGGCTCTCGGGCCGGTCACGGGCGATGATGACGAGCGCGTCGATCATCTGGCCGCGGGCAAACTCGTCAGCGGCTGGATCCTCGAGCACCAAGAAGATCGGCTTGAGATCACCGTCGCAGACCCCGGCTATCACGCGCGCGGTGCCTTCCGTCACCGCGTCGCCAATCAGAAAGTCGAGGAAGTCGGGATCTTTGCGCAACATAGCCGTGAGCGGTCGGTAGGCGCGGGCGTCGCGCCATTCGCCGAGCAGAAAGTAGACAAAGAGGAATGCCGAAACATCCGCGTCATTGAACGCTTCGGTTTCGTCCGATTGTAGACGATCAATCTGTTCGAGGAAGAGCGGGATCATATCCTCGCGGATTGCTCCGGCAGCAGCCATGGCTTCACGCGGGAAACCTTCCCGTCCAGAGAAAGCGGTAAGGATCTGGTCGGGCGTCATGGTCGTGTCTCCGGTGAATTGGTCTTCGTCTGCTCATAACGCAGTTGCCAATGGTCTGCCACCGGCACAACAACCGTCAGGATCTTTCAATGCCCACGCCCGCAGACCTCCGCTCCCGCCGCGAAACTCTCGCGACGCAACGTTCCTCTGGCGTGGCCCGCGTGAGCTATGACGGCAAGACCGTGGATTACCGCAGCATCGCCGAGATCGACCGGGCCATCGAAGTGCTGGACCGCGAGATCGCGACGGCCGAAGGGCGCAAGATCATCCGACAGGTGCGCGTGATCACCACCAAAGGACTGTGACGCATGGGCTGGCTCAATGCCTTTCGCCGCCGAGGCACCGGCGGTTCTGTAGTTGTGCGTGCCAGGTTGGAAGGAGCGATGTCGCAGCGACGGCTGCGCGGCTGGCAACCGCCCCTGGAGAATATCAACTCGCTGGTCGCTTCGGGCGGTCCGCGTCTGCTGGCGCGTTCGCGCGAGCTGGTGGTGACCAATGGCTACGCGGCAAATGCCTGTGAGGCTTTTGCGTCGAACCTGGTGGGCGACGGGATCAAGCCGTCATCACTGATCGAGGATCCGGCTCTGCGCGATCAGGTGCAGCGGCTCTGGCTTGCCTGGACCGATGAGGCGGATGCTGACGGTCTGACCGACTTCTACGGGTTGCAAGCGATGGTGGCGCGCGAGATGTTCGTTGCTGGCGAATGCTTTGTGCGGATGCGCCCGCGCCGGTCCGAGGATGGCCTGCTGGTGCCGATCCAGCTGCAGCTATTGCAGTCTGAGATGCTTCCCTTCGAGAAGACAGAGACCGCCGCCAACGGCAACCCAATCCGTTGCGGGATTGAGTTTGACCTGATCGGACGGCGTGTGGCTTATCACTTCCGGCGCCGTCACCCCGGCGACAGCACAGACCAGACCATGCCAGTGCCGCTGACGACCCGGGTGCCAGCCGAGGATGTTCTGCACATCTACCGCCCCATTGACGCGGGGCAAATCCGGGGGTTGCCCCACATGGCACCTGCCATGGTGCGGTTGTTTCTGCTCGACCAATATGATGACGCCGAACTGGACCGCAAGAAAACGGCTGCGATGTTCGCAGGCTTCATCACCAAAACAGCACCCGAAGAGCAGCTGATGGGCGAAATCGAGGCGACCGACGATAGTGGGGCCACCGTCAGTCTGGAACCCGGCACTCTGCAGGTGTTGTTGCCCGGCGAAGACGTCAAGTTCTCCAGCCCTGCCGATGTTGGCGGCGGCTATGAGGCGTTTCAATACCGGACACTGCTGTCGGTCTCAGCCTCGCTCGGTCTGCCCTACCATCTGGTCACGGGCGACGTGCGCCAAGCGAACTATTCCAGCCTGCGCGCTGAATTGGTCGAGTTCCGCCGAAGGGTTGAACAGCTGCAGCACGGTGTTGTTGCGCATCAGCTTTGTCGCAGGGTTTGGGCCCGCTGGTTGGAAACGGCGGTGCTGTCGGGCGCCTTGGACTTGCCAGACTTTGCGGGCGCGCCTGCGCGGTACCGTGCGGTGAATTGGATCCCACCACGCTGGGATTGGGTCGATCCGCTGAAGGACATCCAGGCGCAGGTTCTGGCGATGGAGGCCGGGATCGTCTCGCGCCGCAAGGTTGTTGAGGCGACGGGCTACGACGTCGAGGAAATTGACCGCGAAAACGCAACGGATGCGGCCCGCGTTGCAGCATTGGGTTTGCAGTACCGCACCAGCCCTGGCGAGACGCAAGGCGCGCGCCACGCCCGCCACCCGTCCTGACCCGGGCAATGGCAACGGTGATTACCGGGACGATGGCGCAACGGCGTCCGATCCCGCCACAGAACAGGAGTAACATCATGAACAGCTGGTACACGATCCGGGCCCAAACCCAAGCCCAAACCCAAGCCCAAACCCAAGCGATGGGCGCGGAGGTGCTGATCTACGACGAAATCGGAGCCTATGGCGTCTCGGCCAAGGGGTTTCTGGCGGAGCTGGGCGCGCTGCCGGATACCACGCCTCTGGCCTTGCGGATCAACAGCCCGGGCGGTTCAGTCTTCGAC